ATGACGATTAAGCAAGCGATTTTCCGGCTGGCGCACATCCTCGTCGCCGGATCTTGGATTTTGGCGATCGCCTACAGCTTCGGCGAAAGCGCGCCATTGGCCGGGAGCATCGACACCTATCTTGGATGGTCGAGCGGTCGGATCGCCGGCGCTGTCATCTTCGCGACGGTGCTCGGCGTAGCGGCGACCGTCGTCATCTACGCCGTCGCTGCGGTCCTGCACAGGATCTCAGTCCGCTTCGGCGCGCGCCGGTAAGAAGACTTTTCCACGTCGCCCCGGCGTTCGGACGCCCGCTAGAAGCCTAAAGCGTGCGGCGAAACAAACATGAAATCCGCAAGAGTTGTTAACGAAAAAACCGGCACTTGGCCGCATGCGGCGTTGACGCTCGTTCGGGCCGTGATCCACTATATCTTGCGGCTCGATGGTGAGCCGGACACATCATATATGGGGTGTGTCGCCCGATAGGGCGGTAGCTTGAGTAGTGGGGCCGGGCTGGAGCCGCGGCCATGGTTTCGCCACCCCGGGCGCGAGGGTTCGATTCCCTCCGGCTCCACCACTCAAGTTACATCATGTACCGTGGTCGGCCGGCCGAGGTCCAGCGCATTCCGAAGATGGTTAACAGGCAGTTCGCGCCGACCGCGCGGGGAAGGAAGCCCCGCCGCCGGCTCTCGGCTGTTCTAACGGCGCGTGACACCTGCCGAGTGGTCACGCCGGCGGGGATGACTCCGCCGTATCACCGGCCGACGCCTATGATCGCCGGCCGATCTCGTCACCGGATCCGCCATTGCGCCTCGCGCGCGATATCGCGGATCATGCCCGGCGCTTCAACGAGCCCGCGGCGGAAGAATCCTTGGCCCTGCGGGCTCCATCCGTATTCGAGGCGCGGCGCGTAGCTGAGCGGGTTTTGCACATAGATCACGTCGATCTCGCCCGGCTGGAACGCGGCGGCGCGCGCGGCGATCCGCGCAATGGCCGGGTTATCCGCTTTCCAGTTCGCCTCGCGCTTGGGGACGTTCACCGAGACGACCCAATTCGCGGCGGCGCGGCCGCTTTCCTTCGGCGTCTCGTCGATCATCCGCTCAGCGAGGCGCGCGGCGAGCTCACGGCGCACGAAGTCGGCGCGGCGATCCGCGGTCTCTGCGAACTTTCGGACGGTTCGCGCGAAGCTCATGAGTCGAGCCCCGGCTTGATCTCGACGACGCCGGTCTCGCCGGAGCGGGCCTCGACCTCGGCGCGCAGAGCGGCCTCATCCTCGGGCGAGTCGAGCTGGCAGAAGACGCCGAAGCCCTCCCGCGCGAAAAACTCGACAAGGCCGGCGAGCTCCTCGCGCGGGATGCCGACGACCGTGATCGCGGTCCGATCAAGGCCGCGCGCGGAGACCTCGGAAACGAAGCGCTCAAGGGCTGCGATAGTCATTCCGTCCTCCAATCCACGAGGCGCAGCGCGGCGGCGAGCGCCTCATCGCTGAGCCCGGCCTCCTTGGCCTGCGAAAGCGCGGCGACGGTCGCCGACAATGCCCGCGCGCGTCCGCCGGCGTCGTAGGCTTGCAAGGGCCGCATAACGTCGAGCCTGATCTCGCCGCCGAGCTTGTCGGACGCCTCGGCCGCGATGAGGTTCGCGATCGGCTGAATCTGGTACTGCGCGAGATGGCGTTGCGCCTCGCGGACAAGCGGGCCGGTCGTCGCCGGCTCGAACAAGCCGGGCAGGACGCCGAAGGCGGAAGCGATCGACGCCCGCGCCCGATCCAGCGATTGCGCGAGGACGGCTTTTTCAAGGTCCGGCGTCAAGTCCGCCGGTCGCCAGTCCGACGACGGAGCCGCCGCGCCCGCCGCGCCGACATGAACGGACTCCCGGAGGAGCGTGGATCCGCGCCGGCCGCGGAAGCCCCGCTCGATCCGGTTGATCGCGTCCTCGCCGAGCTCGGGCATGGGAACGACCTGCGAGCCGATCGGCGCGCTCTGGTAGACCTCGGCGAGCGCGGTCTCGATCGCGTGCAGGAGGCCCGCAGAAAGCGCGGCGCGTGAGAGCGGCGCGGTCCCGGTCCAGGGCGCGACCGGATCGACGCCGATGCGGACATGGAGAACCTCCGGCGCGAGCGCGGTCGTCGTATAGCCGCCGCCGGCCTCCGAGACGCTGATCCGATAGGCGCGAGGCTTGCCGTCGCGGGTCGAGATTTCCCAATCGCTCGCCGGGATGAGCGCCTCCTCGCCGATGAGGAAAACCGCCTCGCCGCGCAGCGCCAGCGAGCGGGCGATCATGCCCAGCGTCGCCGGGTCGAGCCGATCGGTCCCGAGCACGTCGGCTTGCGCGAGCGCATGCTCCCAGAGCGAGACGCAGCTTTGAACGGTCCCGGTCAATTCGCCGAGGCCCGAGCGGCCCGCGATATAAGATTCCCGCGCCGCCATGATCGCGGCGGTGTAACCCGCGCTCGAGCTCGCCCGAGTCTCCTCGGCCTTGCCGAAGACGCGTCGGAGAAGGTCCATCATGCGCGCACCCTCCGAAGATGGCGCAGCATGTCGCCCGCGCCGCTATAGTCGATCGCCTTCGCGAGAAAGGCCGGATCGCGCCGGACGCGCTCCTCGATCACGCCGCCGACGCTCATCGAATAAGCCGACGCGCCCCGCGGCGCGTTCGAATCGGCCGCCGCGGCATAGCCCGCCAACGCGGCGACCGCCGACTTCACGAGCTGCGGCGGCTCGGAGTCATCGCCCGCGGTCCCGGCGATTCGATAAGGCCCGGTCGCCGGCAGGACGAACCCGCCGAACGCGGTCGCCTCCGGCTCGACGCTCGCCCAGCCGCCCGCGTCGAACACCTCGACGCTGAGACCGGAGACCGGCTCGATCGGCGGCGTCCATTCGCCCGGACCCTCGACGAAGAACGTCACGGCGCGCGCGGCGTAGCGTCGGCCGAGATAATCCTCGATCCGTCGCCAGAAGACCGCCTCGTATTTCTCAGGCAGGCCGATGAGGCGGAGGTCCTCGACCTCCGGCCATGAGGCCGGCTCGCCCTCCTCGATTTTCAGGGTCAGCGCCACCGGTAACGCCTCCTCACGATCTCGGCGACCCCGCCGCGGCCTCGATAATCGGCCATGCGGGTGATTTCGGCGCTTGAGTCGCGATAAGCTGGGCGCGTGACGATCGACAGCTCGAAAAGGATCGCCTCGCGCACGGTCCGGATCAGCGCGCGATGCTTGCCCTCCTCGGGCGCGTATTCCTCCTCCTCGACCGTCTCGGCGCGGTCCCGCGGTACGGCGCGCTCCGGGGGAAGCCGGAACCCTGGGCTAACGCCGACCGCGAGACCGGCCTCGATCTGCGCGAGCACGTCCTTGACGTAAGACGCCTCAAGGAGCGCCGGGGAGAGAACGGCCGTGAAGCTCAACGCATCGGCCGCGTCGCGCAGCGCGAGAGACCCGTCGAGCTTGCGCGCGAGGGGACGGTCGAATGAATGCCCGGCGAGGAGATGGATCTCGTCGCCGGATTTGACGGAGAATGCGAACGCGCCGCTCGCGATCTGCTCTTTCATCGGCCGACCCGAGCGCCCGCCGTCGGAGAGCACGGCGAGCGAGTTGTACGGGAAGCGCCCGGACAGCCGGACGCCCCCGTCTCCCTCGCGGCGAACCTCGAGCTCGCCTTCCGGAACTCCGAAGCGGGCCTCGCTCATGATTACGCCGGACGCTGGATGTCGGAGATCACGCTGAGCTGAACCGGCCGTGAGACCGTCGCGTCAACGGTGACAAGGCCGGTCAGTTTCACCTGCCCCGAGCCGGCGAGGCTGTACGGGTCGCGGATCATGTCGACCGCACCCCAGACGCCGAGCCAGGCCGGCGGAACCCCGCCCGCCGAGGTCGTCAGAAGCGCTTTCGTGAGATTGCTCGTCGTCTCCGGAGCCGGGAGCGCGTTGCTCGTGACGACGATATTGCTCGCCGGGATCATCCGCGTGAGGAGGTCCCACTGCGAGACCGCGGTCCCGTCGATGAGCTGGCCGTTAAGGTCGCGCCAGTCCTCCGGGCGGATCATGAGGCGGACCTGCTCCGGCGAGCTCGCCGCGTTCGCGCTCATGAACGCGGTGATCTCCTCGCGGAACATGTCGGCGTCGGCCGCGCTCGTCGCGGTCGTCACGTTGATGCCGTAGCCGGCCGCCTGCGCGATGATGCCCGCCGGCTCGCCGCTCGCATCCGCGCCGAGGAAAACGGCCGCATCGAGCGCGGTCGAGATCGCCGAGTTCATGTCGCGGCGAACCGCCGCCTCGAGCGCCGAGCCGCTTTGCTTCATCGCCTTGCGGCTGAGCTCCATTTGCACGCCGAGCGTATGATCCGGCGCGAGCGGGCGATCGGTCGTCGCAAACGGAGTCGGCCCGGCCACGTCGGCGAGCTCTCCATCCGCCCAGCCGGCGGCGACGGAGCTCGTGACCACCGGCCATTCAACCGAACCCGACGGGATCGAAACCATCGAAACGCCCATGCGACCCGCGGCCATCGCCGGGAAAAGCCGGTCGATGATCGGCCGCGTCGAGACCGGATCCGGAGTCCCGGTCGCGACCGTCTCGCCGGCGCGCAGCTCGAGCGCCTCAAGCGGGAGCGGAATGCCCTGATAGTCGCCTTTCGACCGAAGCTCCTCGACAACCTCAGCCGTCTTGCCGCTGAGCTGGCCGGCCTCGGTCGTGAGGATCGCCGCGACCTGACGCACCTCGAAGTCGCGCACGAGATCGTGCCATTCGCGGCCCTCGCGCGTCTCGAGCTCCTCGCCGGCCTCGCGGCGCTCCTCGTCCTCGGCGATCAGCGCCGCGCGATAGCGGGTCTCGTTCCGCCGATACTCGGCGTCGAGCGCCTCCATCGCGCGGGTCTCATCCTCGCTCGCGTTCTCGTTCGCGGCCAGCGCCGCGAGCTCCTGGCGGATTTCCGACTGACGCCGGCTGATTTTCACGGATTCAAGCATGGCATTCGCCTTTCAGTAGATCGCGCCACGCTTGGCGCTTGGGGGAGAGGGGAGCGCCGCCGAAGCCGACCTCGGCTTTCGTCTTCGCCGAGTGGCAGGCGCGGCAGAGCGCTTGCAGGTTCGTGAGGTCGTAAGCCCGCTCGGGCGCATCCCGGACGGGCTCGATATGATCGACCTCGAGGCGGCCGCGCGCGCCGCATTTGACGCACGCGAACCCATCGCGCCGGAGCGCTTCCATGCGGAGCGCCTTCCAGCGTTTCGTCTTGCCGACGCGGCGGCTATGGCGGCGATACCGAGTTAGACCCATACCGGTTCTCGCACCTCCCGCTTCGGCTTCGCGGTTTGACGGCTGCCCTCCGCGACGGCGAGCACGGCCGCGGCCACGGCGTCGATCTTTCCTTTCGACCGCGCCTTGGCGAGCTTGCGGTTATCCGCCGGGTCGCGGAGCACGACGGCCTCCGAGATCGCCGAGCGCATGAGAAGGCTTGGGCGCGTGGAGATGCGGCCATCGAAGACGGCGCGCCGGAAGCGCTCCACGTCTTCGCCGCCGTCGCGGTAACCCATTCCGCGCCAGACGATCGGCGCGCGCACGCCGGTCGCGGCGAGGCCCTCCTCGAACTCGGCTTGCTTGAACCGATCGGCGACGACCGCGGAGACCGTCTCGCCGGCGATGTCGTCGAACACGCTCGCGAGCCAGTCCCGGAGCGGGACGGTCTTCGCGCCCAGCGTCACGAGCTCGCCGCGCTTGTGCATGTCGAGATAGCGGCCCTGCACCCCGTCGCGCGCGCCGCGATCGGCGAGGCTCGGCTCCGACGGTAGCGCCGCGGAGACCTCAAGCCGCCCGGTCTCCGGCCAATAGAACGCCGCCGCGCTCATCGAGTCCGATCCGCCCACGTCGATTCCGACGACGACCGGGCCGGATCGCTCGGCGGGTTCCGTCGCCTCGACGCCGAGCCATTCATCGACCGTCAGGAGCACGTCGCGGACCTCATCGGAGACGCGCTCGTTTCGGTTGTAGAGCCGGAAATAGTTCAGTGCGGATCCGCCTTGCGCGATCGCCCGCCGAGCCTCCTGCTCGAGCCATTCGGCCGGCGAGCCGATGCCATGCTTCGCGCCCGGGTTCGCCTCCAACAGCGAGGCGCGATCATCCGCGGGCAGTCCCGGCGGCGGCCGATGCTCCTGCACGTACGTCCCCGGCGGCGGATCATCGACCCAGCGCGAGAAGGCGTGGGTGTCGTCGCTCGCGCTCGTCGAGATGACCAGCGCCCGGCCGCCGCGCTTGCCCAGCGCAGAGAGGAGCGCCGCTTCGAGCGCATCGCCGGATTCCCGCTCCCAATGGCCGCGCTCATCCATGAGCACGAGGTTCGGCGCCAGTCCCAAAGCCGAGCGGCCATCCGCCGGGATCGCCCGCATGAGATGCGGCCCGTTCTCGTCGCGAAGCTCGATCTCAAGATGCGGGCTCTTGCGATACCGCATCCGCTCGCGCAGCTCGTCAGGAAGCGAATTCGCGAACCCCGTCGCAAAGTTCCACGCGATCCGCGCCTGCTCCCGGGTTCGCGCCGCCAGGATGATTTCCCGCCGCGGCTGGCTATCCCAGACGCCCACGAGCGCGCCTAGCGCAATCCCGGAGGCGAGCGCCGTCTTCGCATTGCCCCGGCCGATCGAGAGCACGCCGATCCGCGCCTCATCCGCGAGCGCGCCCTTGACGAAACGCCGCTGAAACGGCGCCAGCTTCAAAGGCTCGCCGGCCCGCGGACCCTCGGGGATCCGCAGCGACTCAAGAAAACGGATGCAGCGCGTCGCCGGCTTCATTCGGCCCCCGCCGCGTCAGTTTCGACAGGAAGGGCCCCCCTCCGACCCCCCGAGCTCAGGGAATCGAGCTCATTGGGACCAATCCACGCGGTCGCGATCGTCTCGTCATCGTTGGCCGCGTGCACAGCCCACAGGATGCGATGATCGCTCGGCGCAAGCGGGAACAAGCGCACCTGCGACAGCTCAACGCCGACGCGGGTTCCAAACGGTGTGCGCAGCATCAGCACGTCGCCGGCTTCGGGCATGATCTCGTCGTCGATCGCGATCAATCCGGTGAAGTCGAGCGTGCTCTCGAACGCCTCGGTGAACTCGCGCGCCTCGGGGAAAAACATCGCCGCGCACGCAATGCACTCCGGCTCCGCGAGCGGCGCATCCTCATCGTCCGCCGGCGGCGCAGGCGGAAAGCGCAGAAGATGCGCATCGACGGCGAACGTCGCGATGAGCTGGTCCGCGATCTCAAGGCAGCGAGGCCGGCGATCACTCATCAGCGACTCCCGAAACCAGCTCGCGCGCGATGGCGTCGAATTGCACGAGCGCGCTCGTGCGAAAATTGTCCAACAGCTCAGCGAGCGCCGACGCCGACGCCGCATCGCCCGCGCGTAAGCGATCGACCGCCAACAGCAACGCGCCGTCCATGCGGTGATGCAGACTCTCCAGCTCGCCCAGCGTTCTCGTCTCGACCGTGACTTGCATGGTTTCTCCTCTTCCCTCCCTGACCCTTTGGTGAAGCGGAGAGCGAGAGGCATAGGACGACCGCCCCCGGGTGCTCGCGCACGTCGGGATCGGTCCCAGCCCCGCGATCTCCGCATCTGACCCTTCGGAGCCAGCGTGTCGCGTCGGGCGGCGCTCGTCGCAGTGGAGACCGCGAGCACCTCGGCTGCTGCTTTCGAGAGCGTCTCAGCCCCCGTCCTCCCCGCCTCAGCCTTTCGGACTGCGGTCGCCGCTATGGAGGAGCCCCACGGTCGCGGCAGTTCTCAAAGCGCCCCGCCGTCATGTGAACCGACGACGCCCGAGGCGAGACCGGCCGGAACCGATCGCGCACCCGGAAGGATCAAGGCGAATTATGGAGAAAATGTGGCAGAATTAGAAGAGGTGATGTCTAGAAGGGTGATGGAATATGTGTAGATATAACCAGAGGTGTCTCTATATATGAGACAGTATTTCGGGATAGGTGTATTTTTTGCAGCGCGTGCCCAATTTATTTTATCCGCGCCACGAAAAAGGCGGGGCCGAAGCCCCGCCTTCTCGTGGATCCGCGATCGCCTCAATCGCCGCGCGTCACAATCACGCGCCCTCCGACGTATGGCTCTGCTTCCGCTCTGCGAGCCAGCGATCGAGATCGCGGGTATCGTAACGGACGCCCCGGCCGACCCGGATGAAGTCAGGGCCGCCGCCCTTGTGGCGCCAGTTGATGAGCGTGTTCGCGGAGACGCTCAGATAACGAGCGGCCTCCTCGGTGCGAAGACGTTGGGCCTGTTCGGTCATGAAGTACCTCCTTGGTTTGACCTGACCCCAAGGAGGATGCGGATAGGGGTGCTGCGGGTAACGCCGAAAGGTCTAGCCGGGTTTCCGGCGCTCGCTACGGTACTCGCGCCACAGCTCCTTGATCTTGCTCTTCCCGCCATATCCGGTCTCACGGCCGATACGGGAAAAGAGCTCGTCGTCGATGGCGTCCCCGCGATCGCTGGCCTCCTCGATCAGGAGCCCGACGCGAACGATAGCCCACTTGCGGCGAAGGCCTCGCTTCGAGCGATGCGAGCCTTTCGGGAAAGCTGGGCCGAAGACCTTGTTTAAGTCGCTTTCGCCACGCTGGCCCTCCGCATCGTTGATGATCGTGTGGATCGCTCCACTGAGCTCATCGACGATCCACGGTGGCAGCGGACGCTCGGCGGCACCGTAGAGATAGACGCATCGGAAGAATGGCAGCGACGCGCCGGTCTCGATCCACTTGCGCCGGTCTTCTTCGATCAAAGAGTCGAGCGTCTCATCTCGGTGATCAAACGGAAACGGCGGCTGAAACGTCCTTTTGCTCATGCCGCGCCCCCGAGCTTCTCGGCGAGGGAATCGGAGATGAGGTCCGCCGCCGCGCGCATCGGCGACTCGGCGAGGTGGCTATAGCGCGCCGTCGTCGCGGTCTGAGACTGGCCGAGGAGCGCGCCGACGACGGTTAGGCCCAGTCCGCCGGCTGCGCCCGCCGAGGCGAACGTGTGCCGGAGATCGTGCAACCGGACTCCATCGAGGCCCGCGGCCTCGCGGATCCGTTCCCATTGCTTGTTGAGCCCTGCGTAATAGCCCTCGCCGCGAGAGGCGGGGAAAACCCATTCGGGATGATCACGCGGGAGCTCGCTCAGGAGCTTGATCGCTGCCTTGCCGATCGGGATCGCCTGCTTTCCGGTTTTCGTTTCGAGCTTGAAGAGGAAGCCGCGCTCGAGATCGACCTCGCGCCAGCGGAGCGCCGCGATCTCGGTGCGCCGGGCGCCGGTGAAGACCAAGAGCCGGATGATCGACCGCGCGTAAGGGTGAACGTCCTCCGCCTCGAGCGCCTCGCCGAGCCGGCGGAGCTCCTCGCTCGAGAGGAATCGCTCCCGCGCGTTCGTTTGCGGGATCGTGTAGCCGGTGAACGGATGCCGCTCGAGTAAGTCGATCTCGACGGCGTAGGAGAGGGCGGACCTCAGGACGCGCAGCACCGCGAAGGCCGCGCCGTCTCCGCCGATCGTCCGCGACCGACCGCGGCCCCGAGCCGAAAGCGCTTTGCCCTTGCCCGCCGCGACGGCCGCGCGCAGCTGCGCTATGTGCTTTTTGCCGAACTCCTCGAGCGGGACGCCGCCGACGATCGGGCGGACATACATCGCCACCCGCCGGATATCGTCCTCCACTACCTCCGGCTTGCGACGCGCGCCGCCCTTGCGCCTGAACGGCGCGGCCTCGACCTCCCAGCGATCAAGGAAGTCTGAAAGCGTCATCGCGGCCTCGGACACCTCAGGAGCCGGCCGCGGATCCTCTCCCTTCGCCGCCTTGTAGAGCGCCGCTCGGGCCTCTTTGCGAGCCTCGTCCGCCGTCATCACGTTGATATCGCCGAGGGTGATTTTCCGCTGCTTAGCGGCGCGCCCTTGGCCGATGCGGCATTGCACGATCCACGTCTTTCGACGGGTCGGCGTGACGCGGAGGCCGAAGCCCGGGAGGTCGTCATCCCAGACGATCCGCGTGTCGGATCCCGGCTCGGAAGCACGGGCGGCTTTGACACTGAGTCTCAA